AATAAATTAGATGTTAGTGTAATAGGTGGCGCCAGTAAATTATTAAAACATTTCATTAAAGAATATGAACCAAATGAAATTAGAAGTTATGCAGATAGAAGGTGGAGTCAAGGTAATATGTATGAAATGTTGAAATTTACTAAAACTCACATTAATAGACCAAATTACTGGTATATAATAAATAAAGAACGTTTTCATAGGTTTAATTTCAGAAAATCAAAATTAAAAGAAATGGGTTATAATATTGAAGGTAAGACTGAACGTGAAGTAATGTTAGAAAATAAAATTTATAGGATTTATGATTGTGGTACTATAACTTATTCGTATAAACCAAAAAACCCTTCTTAAAGAAGGGTTTTATTATTCATCTATTAATATTATACATCTTCGAATGATGCACCAGTATTTTGTACAACAAATTCTACTGTTATAAATTCTAACGCTCTTGTTGGTTTAATGAATATTCTACCGTTAAGTTCGTTCCTATCAATTGACTCAGGTGAGTTATCAACTTCTACACGGAAATCAGTAAGACCTCTTTCACTTCTAATATTTTCTAGAATAGGGTTAACTAATGTTTTAAATTGATTTCTTACAACCTCATCGTTTTGTTCGAATAATAATCTGATTGATACAGCAGATATTAATTTTCTAGCCTGTAGTAATAATCTTCTTACGTTAAGTCTGTTTAAAGCAGTTTCTTTTTCTTGTAAGTTTTTATTACCGAAAATAACTGTTCCTTCAGAAGCGAATGTAGCGATAGGGTTGATTCTACCTTCATATAAAGTATCTCTTTCACCTAAAGTTAATTTCTTTCTAGCTTTAACTGCGTTTACAATACCTCTCTGTACACCAGCCACAGCGAACCATGGGAATGATACATTATCGGTTAAAGCAACGTTAGTTATAACATCTCTTGTAGGTGGTAAGTATACTAATACGTTATTATCTGTATCATTAACTTGTACCCAAGGCCAGTATGTTGCAGTATAACTACTGTCAATACCTGTAGCGTCTAATCTATTAACAACATCATCTACAGTAATTACCGTCTCATTCTCATAATCAGGTGTTGTTGTAATATAGATAGAATCACTTCTTTCTTCCTCAACCATTTCAATAGTCGATTCAACAAGATTAGTGTGATTAAATATATCAATACCTGGTGTTGCAAACACGTTAACGTTAGTGTCTTCAGGGTTATTAAATGTTCTTATAGCTTCTTGATATGCGTAGTAATCAGCTGTCGTTCCTTGGTCACCATTTTCCAGAGCCATTTCAGCAATAGCACCACTAGCTAAAGCTTCATTACTATTGGTTTGACCTAATACAAAACTATCTGTATTACTTCTACCTTCTCTATACTCATCCCATCCATCAAAACCACCGAAAGGTGCCATTGTGAATTTTCTTGATTGTATTCTAGTGTAACTGTTACCAGATAATTCTAATTGAGTATCGTTTTGGAAATTAGAATCTCCATAAACAAATGTGAAGTTATCTAAAGTAGCACCACTTGCGTCAACGTCCATATGGAAACCGTTTGTCATACCACTAGTAGCCTCGTCATCAGCCCCTATAAATTTAAAGAAATCTCCATCTATGCCTACTGTATCTGAAAGACCTAAGTAAATTTTTCTTACTTTATCGAACTGACCATAAGCTTGATTATAATTAACTGATGGAGCATCTAAAGAAGCACCAAAGGCCTTAGTAGGCACACCAGTAAATCCAGCTGGGAATGAATCTGAAGTTTCCTCAGTTTCATCTAATTGAACTAACACATAATTAGATACTGAAGAATAAAAACCATCTAAAGTACCAAGTCTTCTACCAACAAAATTATCTGAAGTTGGGTCCATTGTACATCTAGAAAATCTTTCTAAAGTTACTGGATTAGCATCAGTATCATTGAATGCTCTAATTCTAACATCAAATTCTCTAGCATTAGGCCTTATATTTTCAATAGATACTTTAATCTCTGAATTGGCACCATTACCATCTGATATAGTAATAAGTCTGAATAATTTTTTAATAATATTACCATTAACCTCAGATACAACCCATGGAGTTATAGCAGGTCTATATTTGGTTTTATAATCTTCGAATTCAGTTTCAAATTTATCTAAAGTAGTACTAATACCAGTAATGGTACTATCATCTATTAAAGAATCTAACATATTTGGATAAATACTCTCAACAAATATAGGTGCTTGACCATCTGAATTTGATTGACCTAAAACCCTAGGTAAATAATTCTTTTTAGTTGAGTCAAATGATACGTTATAGGTAAAGTCATTACCACCAGTTGTACCACTTAATACAAATTCGGCCTTTGCGTCACTATCAATATCATTAATAGTAGGGTCAATCTGTAAATCATCAATGCCTACGTCGAAGATTAAATCTTCACTAGCATCGTAACTACCTCTACTTCTAATAAAAGCAACAACTTGGTCATTATTACCTTTAATTGCCCAAGCTGGACCAGCATCATAACCTGAGTAACCTAATACTCTTGTTACATATAATTGGTTAGACCTTGTGAAGTATGATTTAGCTATATAAGGTAACTCATATTTAGGATATCCAGTATCAGGGAATTTGGCTGGGTTTGTCCCACCAAAGAATGAAGTGAATTCGTTATAATTAGAAACGAATATAGGCTGGAAAGCTGGACCTTTTGTAGTCTCACCTACCAAACCAGCTGTTGTAACACCTATTTGACGTGTTACAAATGATATGTCTCTTTCTGATGTGTAAACCCCTGGACTTACAAATACTCTGTTGTTTGTACTCATATAATTAGATATTTAGTTTTTATAATTCTTATTTTATAATAAATATGTAGAATTTTATCAAAAGTTTTTATGATGTATGTAATACATCATATTTAGTATGATTTTTGTATTACTTTTGTCATACTTATAGTAAAAAACTCATGAAACGAACTAAAAACCTTAAAATAACCCCTACAACTCACAAAATATTAAAAGACTATTGCAATGAAAATGGACTTAAAATGTTTGGGTTCGTTGAAAAACTAATTAAAGAGAAATGTAAAAAGCCGACTGATTTATACGACGAGCGTAAAACCCATTCATCGCTTTTTAGCGTGGGTGGGTAGTTCACCAATTGAAAATTCATCCTCTATATATTAATACTCTATATAATCTTCCTCTATATAATCACCCTCCATAATATCTTTATATACCACACCATTTTCTTCCAAAAATAATATCATATCCTCCTTTTCTGAAAAGGTAAATATATCCATTTTAGTGTTTAATATGGAACCTTCTGATATTTCTCCATATTTTACAACACTATTATCTTCATATTTAGCTACCCAAAAAGGCTTACTGTAATCTTTGTGTTCATTTATATTCATAATTTCTTTTTTTTTTTATTTTTAAACTTGACCACCGTCAGTAATAGTCCAATTATATGTATTAACTAATATATCTCTACCTGTTTGACCCGAAAAATTATATTTAATTGTCCCTGCACCAAACTCCACATTTTGTTGTAATTGTAGTTGAGACCATTTCTCATAAATAAGTGTTAGGTTTTCAACTGATAAGTTTGAATCACGAAATATAAAACCCATATCAGTAACACTACCTACATCCCAATTTGAAACATCAGGGTTTGCTGATGGTGCATTTTCAAACATAAAATCCATAGCAGTAACATTACTTACATCCCAATTTGAAACATCAGGGTTTGCTGATGATGCACTACGAAACATAAGTCTCATACTAGTAACACTACTTACATCCCAATTTGAAGTATCTGGATTTGCTGATGTTGCACTAAGAAATATAGCACGCATAGTAGTAACATTACTCACATCCCAATTTGAAGTATCTGGGTTTGCTGATGATGCATTAGCAAACATAGCAAACATAGTAGTAACATTACTTACATCCCAATTTGAAGTATCTGGATTCGCCGATGATGCTTCAGCAAACATAGCAAACATATTATTAACATTACTTAAATTAGGAACATCAGTTGCAGTTACTAACATATTTGAACAACCATAAAATGCCCTTTCAAAACTACTCCAAGCAATAGTTCCCCAATTTTTTATATCTGTAATTTTTAATTTATCACCACCATTATCAAAAGCAATTCTATTAAATCCATTTGTAGCTTTTGGTGTAATTTCTAAATCATAAACACCAGAACTAGGTAAGGTAATAGTTTCTGCACCACTTAAATCATTAAAGGTGGCTACAACTATATCATTTTGTTTAGCTATTACATCATAATCCCCTTCTGCACCCGTAAATTGGAATTGGTCTGCATTAGAAACTCCTGTTTTTGAGGTGTCTACTTCTATAATAAAAGGTTGGTATACTAAACCACCATCGGTTATAATCCAATTATATGTATTAACTAATATATCTCTACCAGCTTGTCCAGAAAAATTATATTTGATTGTCCCTGCACTAAATTCAACGTTTTGTTTTGCTGTTAACTGTGACCAATTCTCATAACAGGCTGTTAGGTTTTCTACTGATAAGTTTGAATTTTCAAGCATATTACTCATATTAGTAACACTACTCACATCCCAATTTCTCATATTTGGATTTGCAGATGATGCATAATAAAACATATAACTCATATCAGTCACGTTGCTTACGTCCCAATTTGAAACGTCTGGATTTGCTGATGATGCATTAAAAAACATTAGACCCATATTAGTAACACTACTTACATCCCAATTTGTTGTATCTGGATTTGCTATTGATGCATTATAAAACATACCATACATATCAGTAACACTTGAGACATTCCAATTTGAAGTGTCAGGATTTGCTGATGATGCATAAGCAAACATAAATCTCATATCAGTAACATTACTAACAACCCAATTTGTTGTATCTGGATTTGCTGATGATGCATTAAAAAACATACTATCCATATTAATAACACTACTAACATCCCAATTTGAAGTGTCAGGATTTGCAGATGATGCATCACGAAACATATTTCTCATACTAGTAACACTACTAACATCCCAATTAGATACGTCAGGATTTGCTGATGATGCATCACGAAACATATTTCTCATACTAGTAACATTACTTAAATTTGGAACATCTGTTGCAGTTACTAACATATTTTCACAACCATAAAAAGCAAGTTCAAAAGTAGACCAAACAATAGTTCCCCATTGCTTTATGTCTGTAATTTTAAGTTTATCCCCTCCATTATCAAATTTAATCAAATTAAATCCATTTATTGCTTTTGCATTAACCTCTAACACATAAACACCACTAGAAGGTAAGGTAATAGTCTGTTGACCGCTTAAATCGTTGAAAGTAGCTACAACTATATCATTTTGTTTTGCAACAACATCATAGTCACCTTCTGCACCCGTAAATTGGAATTGTTCTGAATTAGAAACTCCAGCTTTAGTTGTATCAACTTCTATGATAAATGGTACACTTGTAACTCCACCGTCAGTTATAGTCCAATTATATGTGTTAACTAGTATATCTCTTCCAGCTTGTCCTGAACTGTTATATTTAATTGTTCCTGCACCAAATGTAACGTTTTGTCTTGCTGTTAACTGTGACCAATTCTCATAGCAGGCCGTTAGGTTTTCGGCTGATAAATTTGAATTTTCAAGCATCCTACTCATATTCACAACATTACTTATATCCCAATTTCTCATATCTGGATTTGCTGATGATGCATTATAAAACATAAAATACATATTAGTAACACTACTAACATCCCAATTAGAAACATCTGGATTTGCTGATGATGCAAAATAAAACATAAAACTCATATTCGTAACACTACTTACATCCCAATTTGTTGTATCTGGACTCACCGATGATGCCCTATAAAACATATAATCCATATTCGTAACACTACTTACATTCCAATTTGAAGTGTCTGGATTTGCTGATGTTGCATTTTGAAACATATTAGACATATTAGTAACATTACTAACATCCCAATTTGAAGTATTCGGATTTGCTGATGTTGCACCAGAAAACATACTATCCATATCAGTAACACTACTTACATCCCAATTTGTTGTATCTGGACTCACCGATGATGCCCTATAAAACATACGTCTCATACTAGTAACACTACTTACATCCCAATTTGAAGTACCTGGATTTGCTGATGTTGCCCTAGTAAACATATTAGACATATTAGTAACATTACTAACATCCCAATTTGAAGTATTCGGATTTGCTGATGTTGCACCAGAAAACATACTATCCATATCAGTAACACTACTCACATCCCAATTTGAAGTATCTGGGTTTGCTGATGATGCATTAGCAAACATACCATACATATTAGTAACATTACTTAAATTAGGTGCATCTGTTGCAGTTGTTAACATATTTGAACAACCAAAAAAAGCACGTTCAAAAGTAGACCAAACAATATCCCCCCAATTTTTTATATCAATAATCTTATCCTTATCTCCACCATTATCAAAAGCAATTCTATTAAAACCATTACTAGATTTTGGTATTACTTCTAAATCATATATACCAGAACTAGGTAAGGTAATAGTTTCTTGATTAGATAAATCATTGAAAGTGGCTACAACTATATCATTTTGTTTTGCAACTACATCGTATTCACCTTGTGCACCTGTAAATTCAAATTGTTCTGAATTAGATATTCCAGCTTTAGTTGTATCAACTTCTATGATAAATGGTACACTTGTAACTCCACCGTCTGTAATAGTCCAATTATAGGTATTAACCAGTATATCTCTTCCAGCTTGTCCAGAAAAATTATATTTGATTGTCCCTGCACCAAAAGAGACATTGTTTTGCAATGATAGTTGAGACCAATTCTCATAAATAGAAGTTAGGTTTTCAACTGATAGGTTTGAATTTTCAAACATAAAACCCATACTATTAACACTGCTCACATTCCAATTTGAAGTATCTGGATTTGCTAATGATGCACCTTGAAACATATTACCCATATTAGTAACATTACTTACATCCCAGTTTGAAGTGTCTGGATTGGCTGAACCTGCATCCCTAAACATACCACCCATATTAGTCACGTTGCTTACGTCCCAATTTGAAACATCTGGATTTGCTATTGTTACACCATCAAACATAAGACTCATATTCGTAACACTACCTACATCCCAATTTGAAGTGTTAGGATTTGCTGATGTTGCACCAAAAAACATAGCATACATACTCGTAACATTACTTACATCCCAATTTGTTGTATCTGGATTCGCTGATGATGCACTATAAAACATAAGACTCATATCAGTAACACTACTCACATCCCAATTTGAAGTATCTGGGTTTGCTGATGATGCATTATAAAACATAAAATACATATTAGTAACACTACTTGTATTTGGTACATCTGTTGCCGTTACTAACATATTTGAACAACCCCAAAAAGCAGCATAAAAACTACTCCAAGCAATAGTTCCCCAATTTTTTATATCTATGATTTTAAGCTTATCCCCTCCATTACCGAACCTTATCCTATTAAACCCATTTGTTGCTTTTGGTATTACTTCTAAATCATATACACCAGAACTAGGTAAAGTAATAGTTTGCTGACCACTTAAATCATTAAAGGTGGCTACAACTGTATCATTTTGTTTTGCAACTACATCATAGTCTCCTTCTGCACCAGTAAATTGGAATTGATTATTATTAGAAACTCCTGTGTTAGCAGTATCTACTTCTATGATAAATGGTACACTTGTAGCTCCAACGATAACTCCACCATCGGTTATAATCCAATTATATGTATTTGTTAGTATATCTCTTCCAGCTTGTCCTGATTCAAAGTACTGTGTACTTCCTGCACTAAATTCAACGTTTTGTTGTACTGTTAATAATGACCAATTCTCATAAGAGGCTGTTAGGTTTTCGACTGATAAATTTGAATTTTCAAGCATCCTACTCATATTATTAACATTACTCACATCCCAATTTCTCATATCTGGATTTGCTGATGTTGCATTATAAAACATATAAAACATATTAGTAACACTACTAACATCCCAATTTGAAGTATCTGGATTTGCTGATGATGCACTAAGAAACATTCTATTCATATCAGTAACACTACTAACATCCCAATTTGAAACATCTGGATTTGCTGATGTTGCATTACGAAACATAGCATACATATTAGTAACACCACTCACATTCCAATTTGAAGTGTCAGGATTAACTAAATTAGAATCAAGAAACATAGAACTCATATTCGTAACACTACTAACATCCCAATTTGTAGTGTCTGGGTTTGCTGATGATGCACCTTGAAACATACTATTCATATTAGTAACACTAGAAACATCCCAATTTGAAGTATCTGGATTTGCTGATGATGCACTAAGAAACATAAGACTCATATCAGTAACACTACTAACATTCCAATTTGAAGTATCTGGATTTGCTGATGTTGCATTAAAAAACATAGTTACCATATTAGTAACACTACTAACATCCCAATTTGAGGTATCTGGATTTGCTGATGTTGCATTACCAAACATTCTATTCATATCAGTAACACTACTAACATTCCAATTTAAAGTATCTGGATTTGCTGATGTTGCATTACGAAACATAGAATACATATTCGTAACATTACTTACATTCCAATTTGTTGTATCTGGATTTGCTGATGTTGCATCAGAAAACATATACTCCATA